GTGATTATTGGAACTATAGGAGATAGAGGTTCTGGAAAAACTTTATTTATGACTTTAGAAGCATTTAATCAATATAAAAAAGGAAAACAAATATATTCTAATTATAAATTAACTTTTCCAAAATTACCTAATACTAAAAAACCTAAAATTATTCCTGATGATTTTTTTACTGATTTTGAAAAATATAATTTAAAAGATGTTTGTATGTTTTTAGATGAAATTTATGTTTATATTGATAGTAGAAGTTCAGGAACTACTAGAAATAAATTAATGAGTTATTTTTTTAATCAAACAAGAAAAACAGGAGTTGATTTATATTATTCTACACAATTTTTTTCACAAGTTGATAAAAGATTAAGATTTAATACTGAAAGATTTATATTACCTAAATGTTTTAAAGATAAAAACAAAGATATGTTTATTGTTGTTGAAATTTGTAATAGGGATTTAAAAATATTAGGTAAGTGGATAGTTAAAGCAAAACCTATTTTTAACCTGTATGATACTGATGAAATTGTAAGATTTAACCACTAAAAGATAGTCATAACTACTTTATAGTAACTAATAAATATTCTCACCATTAAGTAATATCTCTTTCTAAGCTATATGTTCCCTCATAATATTATTTATATAAAACATCGTCTTACCTTTTTCTTATAGAAAATTTATAAAAAAATTTTCTAGAATTTTTAAAAACTATGGGGTTTTTAAAATTATGAGAAAAAAAGTTAGAATGAAAATGTTTGTTCCTAGAAAAGTTGAATTTACTGATGAAGGAAAAATCATTACTTGGGTTAATTCAAGAAAAATAATTACTGAACAAGTTAAATCAAAAACAAGTGGGCAATTACAATTAAGATTTGAATTTAGAAAAAAGGGGAGAAATCCTGTTACAGTTTTTGGTTATTCTCATATTCACGATTTAAGTAACATTACAGAATTAAATAGGGCTAAAAGAGAAGCATTTAAAAGTGCTTATAAAGATGTACCTTTTTCTCCTGATAGCTTTTCCATTACAGGTGAAAAATTCTTTTATTTTGAAACATTAGAAGATAATAGATGGACTGATAGCAGAAAATTAAAAGCTAATGGTTATGTAGAAGCAGAAACTTAAAATGAAATTTATAAAATGGTTTACTTATTTTATATTACTTAATTAGTTATATAAAATTGTTAAAAAAGAGTTGATTAAAAATTTTAAAACCCCTGATAAAAGATATAAAAATTAAGAATATATTTGCCTTTGATATTGAAACTTACGGATTAAAAAATAAATTTTTAATGGGTTCTATTTATGGTGAATATAGAAATCCTAGAAGTAAGAATAATTTTGTTTCTATTATAGATAAAGTCTTTTGGAATAAATTAGAATTTATTGATTATATTTTAAATACTTTAATTTTTTATGAAAATAGTTATATTACAGCTACAAATTTAGGATTTGATTTCTTTGCTTTGTTTGAGAATACTGATGTTATAGAGAATTTTCTATTAACAATAAGAGGTTCTAATATTATACAAGCTAAATATAAATCAGAAGAAAGAAATAATATTATTAAATTTATTGACAGTATGAATTTTTCCAAATTATCAGTAAAGGAAATGGGTAAAATTATAGGTTTATCTAAATTACCTTCTCCAACTTGTTTTAAAAGAAAACCAAAAAATTTAGCTGAAAGAATTGAATTAGAAAAATATAATAAAATAGATACTAGAATAACTTTTGAATTTATGAAGATGTTGCAGAAAGGTTTTAATGATTTAAATTGCTGTATGAAAATGACTATTGCATCAACTTCTATGGATTTATTTAAAAGAAATTATTTAGATAGAACATTACATCAAAACGAAAATACTATTAAAACTTTATTAAAAGGATATTATGGTGCAAGAAATGAGGTTTTAAAAAGAGGAAAAGTAGATTTTTTAGAATTAAAATATTATGATTATAATTCTTTATATCCAGATGTTATGAGAAATAAATATCCTAATCCGAATTTTGAAAAATATTTAAAAAAAGGTTATTATGATTTATTAGAAAATGATGGTTATGAAGGATTAATGAATGTTACAGTTAAAATTAATAAAGATATTAATTTACCTTATTTACCTTACAGGAGATTTAATAATGAAAAAGAAAAAACAGGGGGTTATAAATTAATTTTTCCAACAGGTATATTTTCAGGTTACTATACTTTTTATGAATTAAGAAAAGCTTTAAAGTTAGGATATGAAATTTTAAAGTTTGGAGAATGTATTTATTACACAAAAACATTTAAACCTTTTGAAGATTATGTAATACATTTATTTACAAAAAGATATAAATATAAAATAAATAAATCACCTTTAGAACAAGTTGTAAAATTGCATTTAAATTCCTTATATGGAAAATTTGCACAGAAATATGATAATAATGAACAAATTTATCATATAAATAGTTTAACAGGAGAACAATTTGAAAATTTTATAAAAAATAAAGCATTTAAGTCTATGGTAAGAGGAGATTATATTTATGTAACTAGAAAAAAAGCTACTTATATTCCAACTTTTATAATTCCTATATTTTCAATTTATACTACAGCTTATGGGAGAACTAAACTTTATGAAAAAATTATAGATATAGGTGTTGATAATGTTTATTATTATGATACTGATAGTATTATTACAGATAAAATTTTAAAAACAGATGATTTTCAATTAGGAGAATTAAAATTAGAATATTCTATATTAAAAGGTAAAATTGTAGCACCAAAAGTCTATTCTTTTGAAGCAGAAATTTCTATGGATATAGGAAAGAAAAATCCTATAAAAGAAGAAATAGATATAATAAAAAAAATAACAAAATTCATTAAAGTTAAAGGTATTCCAAAATTAAAAAGTTTAAAGGAATTTGATAACTTAATAGAAAATAAAAAAGTTGTTTATGAAAAATTTGTAAAATTTAAAGAAGCTAATAGCAGAGATTTAAAATATAATCAAATAATAATGATTGAAAAAAATTTCAAATTTGAAGATGATAAGAGAAAATGGGACAAACCTTTTAAACCTGAAGAACTGCAAACAAGTTCTCCAATACATATAATAGAGAATATAGATTAAAATATTTCTATTGAAATATTAGATATTGAATTTCCAAAAACTTTATAAACTGGCTTCTATTACTATTTCACTATAGCAACGCTTAGAAAAGTGAAGTTATGGAGTTGAAAAATAATGGGTAAAGAAAAAGAAAATAAAAAAGATAAGAGGATTGTTGTTGGGATATACCCTGATGAAGTTGAAGTTGTAGGAAAAAGATTAGAAGAAGAAAAGCACGAATTTATAGGAGATGATTTGAGTGGTAAAGACATTAGAACTTTTTTCGGATTAAGACCAACACACAGAGAAGGGGTTAAGGGAGAGTTAAGAAAAGAAATAAAAGAACTATCTGTTGAGGAACAGAAAGAACTTTTAGAAGAAATAAAGAAGAAAAAAGGTGTTTCTGAAGAATGAAAAAAATAGCTTTGCTTTTTATTTTTTTTGTTTTAGGAACTACTTTATTAGGTTGTGGTAGTAATGTTAAAGAAACATATAGAGATTTACAAATAGTAGCTAAAGAGAAATGCGATAATAGAAATGGTGCATTAATACATTTTGGTTTAATAGTTAATCCCATTTCTAATGAGTTACATTATGAAAGTGTTTGTTATAAAGAAGATGAAAGACACTTTTACTATGACCTGATAAAATAATTTTTTTTATTTTTATTAATTGAAAAATTTTTTAATTTTTCAAACTGTAAAAATTTATTAAATTTTTACATATTTTAAAATGAAACATACTAAATATTGGAAAACATTAAAATATTCATCTTTAATGTTTTGGTTTATATTTATATTATATACTATATACTTAAATTTATAATAATTATCTAAATAAGGTATTTAAAATGATTATTGAAGATTTAATTAAAAAAGTAAAAGAAAATAAAGGACTTGGTTTTTTTGGTATTACTACTACTAAAGAACATACCAATACCGTTGTAATTGGTAATTGTTCTAATAGACAAGTATGTGAAGTTATTATATATTTAGAAAGTTTAACTAAAGAATTAAAAAAAGAATTATTAAAAAACAAAAATAAAAATGATATTTTATTTAGCAAAGAAAAATAAAAAACTTACTACTTATGGGATAGAATATCCTGTAAAGAAAAAACAAACAAAGGTGAATAAAATGGGTAATGAAGAATATAAAGAAGCTACATCAGGAGATGTAATAAAGTTTGAAAAAGAAGGTGATAGTTTAGAAGGAAAGTATATGGGATATGAAGAAAGTGCAACTTATAAAGATAGTTTTGCATTAAAAGTAAAAACAACAGAAGGTTTAAAGGTTGTTTTTGTTTCTTCAATAGTAGTTGATTTAATCAGTAGTAATAACATACAGAAAGAACAACAAATAAAATTAGTTTATAATGGAATGATACAGAATAAAGCAAAAACCTTTAAATATAAAGATTATAAATTACTTTTTAAGTAATTTTTTAATCTTTTTATTTTTATCTTACCATAGTAGGATAAGTTCATATAGCTATTATTTTGTTGTTTAACTTCCCCAAAGTTGATTAAATAATTCTAATAGCTGTATGGATTTTTAAATTATTTTAAAAATGAAATGTAACTATTTTAATTGTAATGAAAAAGGAAAATTATTCGGTATTTTATTTTCTATTAAATTTTATTATTGTGAAAGGCATTTTAAAATATATGAAAATTTTATAAATAGATTCAAACTAAGAGTAAAACTATTAAAATTAAAGAATAATAATGTTAATAAATATTATCATTTACAAAGATTAATAAAATGAAAATTGATAATTTAGATAAAGAAAATTTAGAATATATTGAAAAAGAACTTACTGAAGATTTAAATAATTTTAATAGATTTAAAGATTTACTTCTTAATAAAAATGTTCAGGGGATAGATATAAATAAAGCTAAAATAAAAATAACTAAAAATATATTAGATTATTGTAATACAAATAATTATAAAATAATTAATAATTTTATATTTTTAAATGAAAATAATATACCTGTTAAAACACAAGAACAATTAGAAATAGAAAGATTAGAAAATTTAAAGAAAGAATTAAGAAAAACTGAAATAAAATTTTTTGAATTAAATAAAGAGATAAATAAAATGGAAATTAAAAATTTTAAAGGTTTAGAATATGCTAACTAGAAATGATATTTTAATTAATTTAATAAATGATTATTATGAAAATAGAGATTTTATGACTGAAAGTGCTTATAATACATTAGAAAAAATTGCGGATATAGAAGCTAAAAAAATAATTATTAAAAAGAAAAATTTTAAATAAAATGAAAATCAATATATTAAATTTAAAATATTCAGATGAAAGATTAAAAGGTTTATTAGGTGTTGGTTTATTTTTATATATATTATCAGCATTTATATTAATAGTTATTTTAAATTTTAGATTTATTTATGATGTTAATAATTTATTATATATTTATGGAATATATTTTTTCTTTAATTTTATAGGATTATTACTTATTTTATCAGGAACTTCTAATATTATAGATGAATACAAACAAGAATTAATTAAATTAAATGCTTATAAATTAATTATAGATACAGATAAAAGTAATTTATTTAAAAAAATTAAATGGTTAGAACAAGTAAATAAAAAATTAAAAAATGAAAATAAAAATAAAAACTAAAGGATTATATTGTTCAAAATGTAATTATGTTAGTAATAATTGTGAATTGTTAGAATGTCCTAAATGTAATACTTCTTTAAAATTAATTAATATTGATATTGATGTTGATATTATAAATATTATAAGTAATAAATATTTGAAATGGTTAAAGGAAAGAAAAAAAGCTATATTAGAATTACCTGATGATAATTTACAAAGAATATTATTAGATTTACATACTGAATATGTTGAAGAATATATTATTAAAAATGATAAATGAAGTTAATAATACATTTCCTTTATATCCAACAGGATATATAGAAAAAGTTTGTTCAGATTATTTAATAGGGTTTAATAATTTAGTTTTAAAAATAATTATCCTTAATATATTATATTTTATGTTTTTAAAACATTTAGTTAGTAAAATAAAACCAATAGGTAATGAAAAATTTTTTATTATTAATTTTAGTTTAATTTTAGAAACTATTGTTATTATGGGTAATATTACATTAGGATTATATTATTTAATTTTTAATTATAATATTTTTATTTTTAATAATTTAAATACAATAAAATGGATTGTAATTATTATTATAATATTAATAGTATTATATTACTTAATATTTAATTGGAAAAGATTAATAAAATTTATTAAAGAATATAAACCTGAAGATGAAAATAAAAAGGAGTGATTAAAATGGTTGAAAGTGATTATGAAAAAGAACAGATTAATAAAACTATTGAAGATATGAAAAAGAAAGAAGAAAAACTTAAAGATATGTTAGTTAAAAAACAGGAATTATTAGAACTAAAAGATAAATTAAAAGAACAAAAAAGAATAATAAAAGATTTAAATATTAAAGTTAATCCTAGTTTTTGGAGAAAATTTAAATTTTGGTAAAAAATTATGAAATACGAGAAGTTAATAAAGTTTGAAAATTCTTATTTCAAGTAAGTATTTTCGTCTCTTTTCTTTATTAACCCTGTAAAATTTTATAATTTTAAATATCAATAAAAATCTAAAAAAGATTTTTAAGGAAATTAAAAACAAAAAGGTGTTTTCAATTAAAATGAATAATAAACAAATAATTTATATTAGTTTAATTATTATATTTTTTGTTGTATTTGATATAGTATTTAATACTTGGAAAGAAATTTTATGGTATTATTTAATTTTTATATGGGGTATTAATTTTGGTTTATGTTTATAA